TCGGTTTTCCAAGTGCGATCCACCGCGCTCTCACCAGAATTAAACTGATTTAACTTATCCTGCTCGGTTGATTTCCAAGTGCGGTCTAGTTTTCCTTCTTCGGTTTTCCAAGTGCGGTCTAGTTTTCCTTCTTCGGTTTTCCAAGTGCGATCCACCGCGCTCTCACCAGAATTAAACTGATTTAACTTATCCTGCTCGGTTGATTTCCACGTGCGATCTAGATTTCCTTCTTCGGTTTTCCAAGTGCGGTCTAGTTTTCCTTCTTCAGTCTTCCAGGTGCGATCAAATTCATTTTGCTTGGAATTGAACGCAAACTCATTTGCCTGCATACCAGATTGATGCGATCTGTTCGCAGAATTCTCGCCAGATTGGAATTGATGATCTGCCGCCTGCATACCTGCCTGATGCACGCGCCCCAGATTATTTTCATCTGCAGTGAAAATGCTTTGCGCATCTTGTGATGCAATTGGCAATGCCTGACGAATAACAGCTTCCTCACCAGCCTGAACACCTATGCTGGAATTATTTAAACCCCGCTCTGCTGCCGATGCAAAACCATCTGCACGAGCACGCTTGAGTAGTGGCCCATCTGATGCCAGCACGCGATCAAGCTGGGTTGTCACCAGTGCGTCATTCGATACCCGCCCAGTACCCGGTACAGGCTCCACTGGACGAGAACTTACTTTTGGAGGTTTTTCCAGTGCAGCGTTTGCCGCATAAATATTTTCGGCTTCGGTGGTGCTGCTATTTGAATTGCTCGGAATACCCGCTGCTGTATTTAATAAAGCCATGCTTCACCTACTCAATTGTTGCGGCTAGCGCAAATAAATCGTCAATCTGCTCATTGGTCAAGCCAAGCAGGGCCGCCATACTTACAATCATGTCGCTGTAGCGCTTGAAGGTTGCACCGTTGTTCCATGCCAGCTTAATTCTATTGGGTGTAGCAGGGGCATCCATGATTGCTTGCACGGCGCCGAGCAATCCGCTTTGATCAAGCGCAACCTTTGCCTGAAAGCATGAGACCTCTAAAGTTTTTACAACAACAGGCTCAACAGGCTCCATTATTTCGCCAGGCACAGGCAAGAAATTCTCCCCGTCCCACGAATCACCAACACCAGCAATATCGCTTTCGATTTCTGTAAATTCAGGGTGCATCCCATGCGCAGACTCGACAACATTTTCAACGATTCCATTTTTAATTAACGCAATTCGCATACCTACTCCCACCACGTCATGAGCGCATAGCCGCTACCGCCATTCCCGCCAACCAGAGTTGCAGCGCTAGCCACAATTCTTCCCGCACCACCACAACCAGTGTTTGCAGCGGCGTTTACCATGTTTTGTTGTCCTGCGTTTTTGTTCGCAACGACGACACCGACATATGCGTCACCGGACCCGCCGCCCGCGCCATAACCCTCAACACCTTTAGCAGCAAAGGCTGGTGTATGCATGTTACTGGCTTGGAAGTTAAACATTTCGAGACCCACTACAACGCCCTGAACTGAATTACTGCGTAGCGCCTGTGGTGCTCCTGATGTGAACGTGGTGCTGTACGATCCAATTGCCGCACCGTCAGCACCGCCTCCTAAACCACAAACCCCACCGCTGGCGCCGACTAATGCACCGCCACCACCCTGACTTGCAATACCGCTTGTAACACCACTAGGAACACCAGCAGATGCAGCCACTCCACTGCCACCACCACCACCCGGCGCTGTTAACAACGCACCAAATGAGGTAGAACCGCCAGCGCCACCTGCAGTACCTGCAGTTGTCCCGCCGGCACCACCTGCGCCAATAGTTACAGCGACAGTGTTACCAATACCAATGTTAGTTACGTCGATAATTTTCCGGATAACAGCGCCACCGCCACCACTACCCGTTGCCCCGCTTGGCGAGCCATCTTTTCCGCCACCGCCACCACCACCACCAACTAAGAAAACCTCTACAGAGTCAACACCAAGTGGCCTTTGCCAACTGCCAGAGGTTAGAAATTCCTTTACTTTAAGTTTCTTGCCAGCCACATCAGCCGATGGCAACCCTAATCCAATTCCGCCATTATTCATCTCAGTACCCCGCTAATTTGGCATTAACACTGATGATCGCAGGCAGGGCAGAAACAGCAGTCGCGGGAGCAACAATTTTTAGGCCAGCCGCACCCAACCAAACACCTTGGCGATCAGCAGTGCTATCCATGCCATTTGCAATTAACGACACATTGAGCAGTGCGTTTGTGTTCCCAGAGTTAGCTGTAATCTTGGTTTTAAACTGCTGGCTAACACGACAAAGCCGCGTGCCTGCGACCAGCGTCTCATTAGTGAATGGTGTTCCGCTTACAACTAAGGTTGTTGCTGTAACTGATGTCACTACACCAGCAATTCCATCACTCAGCTGCGGTGCCGCGTTCAGTGCGGCGAATGGCATTACTGTTGCGCCCACTCGCCAGCCATCGGCCAACCAACTCCCATTAGGGCGGTTAATAGTATTTTGCGTAGTGATCGTCACCGTGCCCGTAGCGCCCCCAACTGCCGTCAATCGCGTACCGTCATAAACAATTAAATCCTTATCAGAACCGTCGGTAGATGACACCGTGGAATCAACTATACGAACACCGCCTGTCAAGGCCGCATTCGCTAAAAAATTATTGGTTAGACCACCGGCGGGCGATTCATCAACGAGAATTTTTGCGGCAGTACCACTCGCCGCAGTAAAACTCACATCCACATTACTGTACGCACCGGGAACACTAATATCTAAAGACATAAAACCCTACCTAATAAAATTGAGTAATGAGCGGCGTTGCGCTCTTTTGATCGTCGATACGGTTATTTTTTGCGAGGTCGTCCAGCTCGCCGCCATCCCATTTGTAGTGATCAGTGCCCCATCATTACCCGATTGAGCTGGAAGAACGGAGCCTAGAGCCAATGCAGCTTCATATGCACCCTGCGCCTGCTGCGCACTCAAAATGGCGACAGCTACAGAGTCATCAAAAGATTGCTTTGAAACCAAAACAACATCGCCGTTAGTGTCAACGGAGAACAGAGAGTTATTAATTACCGCAGGAATTTTGTTGTTGCCTGCAAAGCCGTCAGGAAGCAAAGGTGTTTTATTATTATTAAAAATCAACCCGCCAATTACAGTATGAATTCCACCAAATAGCGCGTCTAAATCTGCTTCACCCAACACATTTCCATTCTGAAAATCAATCAGTGTAAAATTCGTTACTATCATCGCGTTTTTGCTCTCATTTCGTATTCGATTGAGTAGCCGCCAAACCGCACCGGGTCGGCGTCATCGGAATTCATCAGCATTGACACAGAAATACTTCGGCCAACACCACTTAGATAAATTTGGTTAATTGCATCATCCGCAGAGCCAAAGACAGCCTGACCGATAATCGCGGTGCCTATATAAATCTCACTACCACCAGCAGCCACAGTAAAAGAATTTTGTCGTGGCGCATCACCGCTTGAATAATCAAGATCAACTGAAATTTTTGCGTCAACCAAGCGAGAGCTATCCGCATTAATAACAAGACGCTTGAATTTTTTGCGCTGCTGCCCGCTGTTTAAATCGTTGTAGGCCATTCTTGTAAGACGAGTGTATGACTCGCCCGCATGACTTTGGCCAACGTCAGCGCGATAAACGTAGCCATCCTCGCCCCCCATCAGCACGTATTCTTCGCCGCCAATTTCGCCAGAGTATCCGCACACCATTTCTACCGGGTATGAACCAGTAAAAGAGCCGACCACATCGGCACCGGCTAGCGTAAAACCAACAAAGCCAGCGCTCGTAAATATTCTGTATTGGTTTTTGCGATGCACGGCAAGAGAAAAAAGCGCGTCAGAATTATCAAGGAGCCGCTTAACCTTCTTATCGATCCCAACCATTTCAAACGCGCCATATACCTGAGAGCGCGCGAGCCGAGTTAACCCAGATTGCGATAGGAAAATAGAGTCACCGATATTGACTACAGAGCCTTTTACCGCTCCGGCTTCGGTGTTGAATGTTGAAATATCAAACGTCGCCGTGGTTTTTCCTGAGAGTATTTTTATAGATTTTTCGCAGAAAATAGCGACCTTGCCGTCTGGCTGTAACGACAAGCTAATAACTTTGTCGGACATACCAAGCTCACCACCGCCACTTCCCACAGTGAAGTCGGTGGGGTCGCCAATCTTGCTGTACATCACCGAGCCATTGTCGTAACCCAACAATAAAATACTGCTTGGCAAAACCTCAACACTGCTTGGCGTGTCCACTGGCATTGCCGTGCTTAACTGCGCAACAGTCGTACCGTCATACGTGCAAGCCTTATTCACACCGTTCACAATAATCAGCTTTTTCGTTCCCGCGCCAGCCGTAAAATTGTGAGCGCGGAATTCATAGCGGCCATTCTTTAACAGAAAGCCGCTTGTTGTAATTTCAGCCCAGCCGGAAACGGTGGCTTTATACATTCTGCAAGTGGTGGTGTCACTGTGATCACGGAAGGCGTAAATATCGCCCTTGTAAATCACAACACCACGCACCTCATTAATACCGGGAACGGGCTGAATCAATGCGCGAAATACACTTTGCGCATAAGACCTAAAGGCACGATGCGAAGCGTAGGTGCGCGCCTCAATTGCAATCGGCAACGATACAACTGCATTACTTAAGATCGTATCGCTCAGCGTAAGCGTACCGGTATCTTTAACAACACCAATGGTGTCGCCATCAATACCGATAACAGTTGCAGACCAGCCAGACGGAACAGCGGTAATGACTGCACCCAACGCAATGCCGGCAACAGAGGCCAACTTAAACGTTTTATAAATCGCCTTATTTGGCTCTGCACGACCGTCAAACTTTTCACAACCCGCCATTGTTGTGTAGCTGCCAGACGTATCAACTTCAACGTTCAGCAGTGCAGCAGCTTCGCCAGCCTTTAATTCGTAAATTGCTGACTCAACATTCAGGCCGCCGCTGCAGGTAACGTTTTGCACTGGCATTAAAACACACTCGGAGCAAATTTGATTTTGGGCGTTAGCGCATTCAGCATTTCGAGGATGCAGCGACGGTATTCAGCGTTTGCAGCATTAAATAGCGACTGATCCTCATCAGATTGCGCATAGCGCTTTACTGCACCCCACACAATTGTCATGTGGTACAGGGATTCGCACAGCGGAATATCGGTGTTAGCGTTAAGCTCTTGCGGAACTTTTCTGTAATGAATGCGCAGCGAGTACGCAGCATCGGGAACCGTGTCAAACGATAAAACCCCGTTGCTGAAATACGCAATATTAGGGCGACCAGACTGCTTGTTGAGCCGCGAATAATCACTGGATGATGAAAAAGAAATCACCATGCCAAGCTCCGACCATTGCCCATCAATCGATATAAAAACATTCAGCGGCACTTTCAGATCAGTAATGTCAAGCGCGGTAACCTGAAATGTTTCTTGCGCGGCGGTGAGCGTGCATTCAGCTGCAGATTTAAGAAAAACCCACTCTTCGTGCGAGCGCTGAATATCGCTCCATGAATTTCGAACCCAATTCACAAAACGCAATTGGTGCCCGCTCATACCAACAACGGAAGCGGGGCCGTCGCCTGACTGACCAGACTCAACCCACGAGCGCTTTACGATTTCGAGGAAATTCATTAGCTGAGAACTTCAAACGGGTAGCTTTGAACATCGATATATTCGAATGCGCCCGTGTGATCGCCGTTGTCATTAACAACCTCAACCAGCTTTTTAGTTACTGCGTTGCGCAACCCTTCAGCAACTGCGCGAGGAACGTCAACAGCTACACCGCGTTTAATCAAAAACCCTACGCCGTTGCAACCAACAAATACATCATCACTGCCGCGACTATCTTCAGTTTTCGTGATGCGGATTTTTACACGATCACTCATGTTTATGCCGCTTGCAGTGTCTACATTGCCGCCGTCTTTTTCTTTTTCAAGATCAGGCCCAGAGCTTCCGATCGTGCCGCCATTTTCTTCAATGAACGCATAGAGTTCATCTTTAGTTGCGCCTTCCGGTGCAGCCAAACCCATTACGCCAGTGATGTAAGCAATCACATCATCTTTGCCGCTTCGCTTAGTAATATTCATAAAAATTACTCAAATTTAAGCCAAAAAAAAGGAGGCCGAAGCCTCCAATATGCGCACCTTCACTGTGCTGGATTACAGAACTGACGCAGCCACTTCCATACGAACCAAGCGCGTTTGATCAAGGATCACGCAGGCGTGCCACGATTTCCACGCAACAGAACCTTGACGGCCCATAGGGTCGCCACCGCGAGGCGTGTTCGGATTTAGAACCATTGGCTGGAATGCACTTTCACCCTTTAATCCGACTGTGCCGAAGGCGCTCTCAGCCAAATAGATGATCGGGTAAACGTCAGCAGCGGAACCGCCAGTAGAAAGGACGGTTGAGCCTGGTGCGCCACCAGCGTTGATCCACGAATTCAGCAACGGAGAAGTGATGTAGCGAACATCTTCAACGCTGCCGATTTCTTCGGGGCAAATCATTTCGCGAGAACCATATTTCGCAACAGGCACAAAACCGGGGATGCTACGAATATCCGCCTCAAGATCGGTGTGACAGACTGCGATGTAGGCCGCTTCAATTGGCGTGGTGCCAATCTTGATCGAGCCGTCTTGGATCTTGCGAAGCTTCGGTGCGCGCTGAGCTTTCAAGAAGCGAACAACGCGACGCTGTTTTGCAAGAGTGATCGGAGTGTTGACCGCATTACGCGCAGAACCATTTGCGTAAACAAAGTTTGTACCGCCGATCACAACGCCGAAATCAATCATCTCCATTGTTTCGGCAGCTTGTTCACCGGTAATTTCCATCAGATCCTTAAGCACTGGATCTTCATGGGTGTCAGCAATATCGTCAGAAATTGCAGACCATGAACCGTAGCGTGCAATAGTCACAGGCACATCGCGGTACTCAAGTTTTTGAGCAGTTGGAGTAACGAATTCAGTTAGCGGAGTGGTTGCGGTCGCCAATGTTTTGGGGCCGCGAAACTTAACTTGCTGACCTTTGTTTTTTGGAACAGGCATAACCTGACCCAATTTGCCCAACACAATGATTGGGCCTGCATGTTTTAACGCGATTGCGGAAGCGATAATGCCAACGCGAGGCGAAATATCGCCGTAAGCTGTGTTACCAGTAGCCATGATTAATTACCTCGTAAAAATTAAAGTTTTTTGCGAGCAATCTGGTCTGCAGCCCAATCAAATGCAGAGCTTTCGTCAACAGCGGAATTATTCGCTGCCCCGTTTCGAGGAAGCGAAATCATGTCGTCGATGTCGCGATTGATTTTTTTGTTGGGCGGAGGATTGCTCGGGGGATTTGCTGATTTGTAGAGAGATAGCGCGGCAGAAACATCACTCGCCGAATTGCTTTGCGTAAGCGCTGCAACCGTCGGGTGCTGCTCTGAAACCCACTTGTCAAACTTGGGATTGCTTACAATCTCGGTTAAATCTGGGTGTGCAGCTCTTAACGCACTTACTTCTTTCTCTTCTGCCGCCGCTTGCGCCGCCGCTACCGAAGGGGCAATGACTTTCTCTTGAATAACACCATTGCTTTCATTCACCCTTTTGGTAAGCGCTTCGATTTTTTTATCAAAATCACTCACCAAACTGGCTAGCTCTGGCAGCTCTTCAAGAAGGCCATCTAAATTGCCTTCGGTTTCTTCAATTTTTTCTTCAAGCTTTTGAGCGGCAGCAGAATCACCTTGGCCTTGTGCTTGCAATTGCTCTAGTCGTTGCTGCTGAGCATCCAACTGTTTTTGCAATGCACTTACACGGCCTTCGTCGCTCTTGTACTTGTGCTCAATTGCCTGAAGGTCCTGAATTTTCTTTTGCGCCGCAGGTGGCAAAGAATTAAAGTCATACGCATCGGCGAGCTCTTGCTGTGCATTCACAGGCGCTTGAGCTTCACTAACGGACGGATCTAATAATTCCTCGTCTTCCTCATCGGCAGTCGATGATTCAGGTTGATTTACGCCGGCTTCTTTATCAAAGGTGTCAGCCATTTGGTTGAACACGTCAGATAATTCTTCGTCAGTTAAATCTTGGTTTTCGTTTTCAGTAGACATAAAAATCCCCGCCAGCGTCAGCAAAAGCCAAGGCCGGTTGTTAGGAGTTGTGGAAGGGTTTAGCTAGAAAGGTTTTATTGCGAGCTTGTTGCAGCGCTCCATGTCGTGCTCGACGAGCGCTTTCAATGCAAGGATTCTTCCGCGATAAAGTTTTGCGTCATCGTCGGTACATTTTGTGTTTGTAATTGCTCTTGTGCATCTTTCAATTTCGGCGCGGGCGTATTCAAAAACAGCTTGCCAGTCGGAAGAATGAAGATTTAGATTTTTCATTATTCTCTCAAACCAAAGTTTGCGTCTTCGCACATGACCTGCTTGACCTGAAGCTCTGTCTTAAAGATGCTGCTTTTCAAGTCGCGGTCTTTATCTTTATCGCGCTCCTTAGCGGCCAGCTCTTCATACTTAATACGCTCAGTGTTTGAGAGTTTTGCAATTTCAGTGTCGCGCTTAATGAGCGCAACATTGTAATCAAGCTCATTATCTCTACTACGAAGCTCGCCTTCGGCCTGAATCTCAGCCATACGGTTTTCACCGCGCAATTTCTCAGCAGCAATGCGAGGATCTTCTGGCTCGCCCTGCTGCTGCATTGCCTCCTGCTGCGCTTTAAGCTCTTCTTGATACTCATCAACAGTCTTAAGTGCCTCGTCGGGATCAATGTGCATCGACTGAAACGCGCGACGCATTGCATCAAGACCTTCGTTCTTGAGGAATTTGGAGAGGACTGGATGGCCTGCATATTTGTCAAGCGCAGTTAACATTGCCTGGGCCTGCTGCTCTTTCACTAGCAGCGATGAAGTGCCGCGCGCGTAAACTTTTAAATCGCCTTTAATCGACTCATCTTTATTGAATTGCATGTTCCAATCATAAAGACGGGTGATGTTCGGGACGGTCATGTAATCGTCCCACTGCTTAACCTGCGAGCGCCTAACTGTATTAGATGCATTCATCAGCATGGACATACCTCCAAGCGTTGGCGTTACCTGCCCTTGGTCACCCTGCTGAATCATTGGCAAGCCGGTTTCTTCATCAATCTGCGCTTTTGCTAATTGATAAATATTGCCCAACTCTTGCTGATATGATTTGAAATCAAACGTCTTGAATGCCTTATCCACATCAAGCATGTCATCAGTGGTTTCCCAGATTTTCCACGGCTGAATTGCGTAGTCATCATTGGCAGGCTTTAGGCTTTTGCTAATTACAATTTGCGGCCCCGCTGATTTTGTTGCGTTATCCAACATCAAACGCATTGCAGTATTTACAACCGCTTGTTGTTGTCTTGCGTCATGCGGAATACCTGTACCGAAAATGCAATTGTCGTCATAGTCCCAACAAAAGACCGAGTAAGGCCAGTCTTCCGTTTCCATTGGGTTTACAGATGCTTTTAAAATCAATCCACCGCAGAAGATGACAATGCCGTCGTATTCGCCCTCGGTTGCCTGCTCTGGATCCAAGACACCTTGAGCAATCAGCACATCGCTTTTAATCGGCCCACGATAGCGCCAAACTTCAAAGCGCGTATCTTCGATCATTGAGATAATGCCGCTTAGCTGACGCAACTCAGACACATGGCTGCTGAAATGCTGAGTGGATTTAGCGTCAATCTCACCGCTAATCAGCTTATTCAGATTGCCCTTATGAATGTTTTGAATTCTGCGCATATCCTTGAGCGTTTTCTTGCTCATGTAGGTGCGCTCAAAAACGTAATTGCACTCGTTGATCGTCGCTGCAGACATATCGGGAAAGAAATCCCACAGCGGAACGAAACGAAATACAGGGCGCTTGTCAGGCGAAAACGTCAGCTCATGCGCACCGGTTTGCGGATTCTTTACGTAAGACTTTATTTCTTGCTGCTCAACTTCCGGCCCGCACATAACGCCGGTACCGAAGATTGCAGCGGAATAGATTGCGCGACGCGCCTCGGCGTTGTAATCGCACTCGACAAGCTGGTCGTCAATCTCGCGCCCCATCTTTTCAGCGGCATCTTGTGCGCGCTCCATGGTGGCTTTTGCATCATCACCCTTGGTGTAGGGCTCTTTTGTGTCGGCAAATTGCAGCGGTGTACCGGCTGCATCAGTAGCAACCTCTTCATTTTCTAGCGCATCAAGAACTTCTGGTTTTGGTGTTGGCTGAATTGAATAGTTCTTGTCGTCCACCGGGAACAACATATCAATGAGCTGTGCCGCACCGTTTTTAGTTTTTGGTTTGGTGATGTTGGTGAAAACGCGGCTACCGCCGTCAGGGAAAACAAAATCAGGCGGGTAAACGCCACGATACTGACGAAGATTTTCAAGCCACTCTTGTTCCTTATTCGCGCGCTGCACAATTACATCGGTGAGCGTTTTCGACAATCCAGCTGCAAAAGTCTCCAATGGATCACCAATCTCGCTCGATCCGTCGTCGGCAATAATATTGATTTCGTTTTGCATGGATTAGTAACCAGTGAGTTTGTCTGCAGCAACGTGGCGTTGCTGATTGCGAATATTGTTTTGCGGTTTTGTTATTGCGATATTTCGACCCGTCATCACCAAGTAGCGTGTCGCATCCATGATGTGATCGTTTTCTTTTACGATGAGACCTTTCTCATTGCGTCGGTACAGCCGGTACTCTTTGAACCAGTTCTGCAGCGTTGAAAATACTTTTAATTGGCCGCCGGACAACAACTCAAACGTTGCATGTAATCCAGCTTCAACAGCGTTATCCGCTTTGCGCAGAATCAGCCCTTGCTCTTTGTACAGATCAAGCAAGTTTTCGCCGTCTTTCTGCGCCCTACCGCGTGCAGCAGGATCAATGGCGCCAGGTATCCAATTGCCGCGTGATTTAATCGATGAGGCGTGAACACTTGGCTCAGCCTGCCCGCGATAATGTTCGGAAATCAGATACCAAATGTTGTTGTCGCGGTCATGGGCGCCCCAAACAGCAGCGGTACACTTCCAGCCAACGTCCATGCCGTAGGCTCGCGGCCAATAAGCAGGAATGGGGAACGGATCGACCTTAACGTCGTCTTCTGGCACCGGGTAAATTGCACCAGCGCCAAGACTTGGAATGCCTTTAGAGCGCGCGTCACGCTGATGTATTGGCATCGACTTAATTAAATCGTCTTTGTCTTGCTGCGTTAGATGAGGAACGTCATCCCATCCAGCCATGATTACTGCGCGACTCACAGAAGCCCCGCAGATTCCATGAAGTCAACCACAAGCGGCGTTAAGCCCTGCAACGGAGTGAACGTCATCATTAGCAAGCCTTGTGTTGTCATTGTGCGAATGAGCGCTTCCGCATAAACGTCTTGCGGCACTTCTTCATCAAGCCAAACAAAGTCAGCCTCAAAGCCTTGGAAAATCTTTCTGCCTTGCTCGTAACTGCGAAGCATTAGACTGGAAGTGCCACCGCTAACATGCTTAACGCGTATTTCTTCATATGCTTCAGCAATACCTTGGCGACGAACTGGATCGCCATCAAGCAAATGCTTTGGGATCATGCCGGAGCCAATGTCGTTAAACGGCCCAAGCATTTTCTTTTGAATAATGTCTCGCGTTGTTGCGGATGTGTCACCAGCAGCCAAGCCAACAGTAGGCCTATCGTAGACCTTGCCCTTCCACCAATCGGGATAAATGCCAGTTAGATGGCATGTACCTTCATAACCGCCCGCAATCGTTTTACCAACGCGGTTTGCAGCCATGAACAATCGCTCGCGATGCTCAATGCCAGCATCAAAGAATGAAATATGTTTAGGATAAAGAGAGCGACGATGAGGGCCGTATTCTGGAAACCAGCTGTCAAACTGATTGTATTTTTTGCGGTTGGCCTTTTCTTCGAGAAGCTGAAGCAGCTCAAGTTTTTCGTTGTAAGTCAGCGATTCGCTTGTCAATCTGCGCCTCGGTTAAATCATCGAAAGCGTGAGAGTTTTTGTTTTCAGTTTTGATGACGGCCAAGTGACCATCCATCTTGTTGAGCTCAGCAATTGCCGAAACAGCAGTCTTTGCAGCAGTCGCATCGAATATTTCTAATCCGCCCTCTCCATCCTCATCCTCGCTACCTTTGAGCATTGCCTTCAGCACAGATGCGCGACTCGCAATATCCCAAAGCATTGCTCTTTTTTGCTCAAGAGTGCCTATTTGCTTTGGCAAAAGCTCAAGTTGGGCTATTTTTTGGAAGAGAGTTTTGTATTGGAGAATACTTGGATTCGAGCTGATTGTTTTGCTTGCATCAACAGCAGGCTTTTTGCTCTTGTATCCAGCATCTATGTACGCCTGCTCTTGCGACTTTCCTGCGCCCAAGCCCTTTGCAAGCTTGAGCTGATTAGCTGACTTGAATGTCGTTGCAAGTTCAGCCAATTCGGTTTTGAGTTGCTTTAAATCATCACTCATAACACTTCACATAGTGTTTTCACACCGTAATCAACAAATGCAATTGCAGCTAGCAGGATGGCAGCGCCAATCCCCACTAATATTTTTTTAATCACGTACGCACCCGAACAACAAACCTTCAAGCTCGGCCTCATACGCAATGCGCTGATGGCGCTCGATCATGTAAGCATCCGTCACTCTGGGCAGATCGTCAGTTGCCTTAATTAGCGAAACCTCGAACACTGGCTTGGCTGGCATTGCATCCACACACGGAACAACAACCGGCACCCGAACAATTTGTGCATCAGGCTTAACAGGGCGTGAGGCAAAACATGAAGATAGCGCGAAAAGTGCGAGCAACAGTGCTGCGAACATCCCCGCTTTTCTCATAGCAACGCATCCTTAAGCATTTTTTGGCGAATTTCTTCATAACTGTCCGCCTTCGGAGCGCTACGAATTCCCAAAATTCGCCGCTCTTCTTGCTTCACGGTTGCTTGTGAATCCGCCAAACCTTGTTTTGATGCTTTGATTAGCTTGTCAGAGACGCTTTCGTATTCGTCCACATGACTATTCTGTAAATCAGTAGCAGCGCGAAGATTTGCAATAGTGGCCTCATGCGCTGAAATTGTTGCTTTGGCTTCGGTAAGATCATTACCCCGCTCCCAAAACTTAAACGCAGCCACGCCAATAACCAGCATGACCACAAACAGAATTGCGGCCAGTACCGCCATTTGAATTTTATTGAACATTAGTTCACCTGTGCGGCAATACATTTCACATGCCGTTGCTGCTGACGAGTCCAAACACCCTTGCAACCTTGCGGCCCCCAATTTTGTGGTAGCGAGCAATCTCTGCCGCCCTGCATCCGCCATTTGAGCAGCGAATCGCACGCCTTCCGGTATTCCGAAAGCAATAAATTCTTACGCATTGATGATATTTGCCAATTACCTAAACCAAACTGGCCGACAAAATCGAAATAGAGGTCGTACTCTTCTTGATACAAGAGCACCCCAGGTATCGAAGCCTTAAATTTCAGCTCATCCTGCGACATTAAATTTCTGGCTAGCTGTTCTGCGCGCCCCTTAGTGATTGGTTTATCTGTTAGCTTTACTGGTACACCATTCTCATAGCGTGTTGAGCCGTGGCCAATGGTGGGCACATCGCCTTTTGTGGGTATGTACGCAGGAGAGCTAAACCCTTCACTGTCAATCCAAGTCGCAAAACCTGCCGCGCTTATCGCTAAAGCGCCGACAATTAATCTAGCGCGGCTCATCTATTTTCACGCGCTGAACTATGCCAAATTTCTCACTAGCCGTAGCAATGCGCTCTTCGCGCAAATCTTTTCGCCATTGGAAATAAACAGAAACAAGAAATCCTAATGCAGCTAATGCCAACCCGCCCACAGCACACCAGCTCGACAGATCAACAGAGCCAACGCCAACTTTATCAGCCGCCCCAGCAACGAATGCAGTAGCTCCGCCAGCGATTGTCGCCTTATTGCTCACCCCAATCGTGATTGCTTCAACGCTGTGTTGTGCGGCATTTTGCATACTTAAATCTCAGGCATAAAAAAGCCCCGCACTTGGCGAGGCTTTGAGTTAATTTTGTTTTGGGCGAGAAGCCCTAGAATGGTAAATATGCTATCAACAGTAAAAACGATGCGCAACAAATTGGGGGATTATTTTTTATTTGAACCATTAAACCTCTGCAACTTCAGATGCCCGCACAGATGAGTATGCTCCCGATTAAACGACTCGATTAAAAATTGAGTCGCACGCAATGAATCCACCTGCACCTTTAACATCTCCCTCGCAGAAACAACATAGTCTGATATAGCCTGAGCTTCATGCAACTTCGACCGATCTCTGGTAACAACTGCATTTCCATTGCCGGTGGCAATATCTGCGACAACCTCACGCCGCACACCTCGCATCAGTCCGCAATACCCTAGGCAAATCAATCGCCGCATTCGCTCTCTCGGCAAAATCGCCCTCAGACTTATCAATAATCAACCACACAACTTTCGCAATGGGAGGAAGTGCCAATCTATCCAAATCTCTCAGCGAGTCTTTCATAACAACAAAAATGCGTAGGTAAAGTTTTTTGTAATCTTCTTTGCTTACTCGCAGCACGCGCGCCATATCAGCGTGATTGTGCGGCAACCGCCTCTTAGTATTCGCCTCGATCTTAGCGTGCTCCATCGCGATACGAGCTAACTTCCCGCACTCCATCGACATAAAGCCGGATGTTTTTCCGATTTCTGTGAGATAAAAAGCAGGAATTGATTCAAGCGCGAACGAGAACAACTTATTTACGAGAGTATTTTTGCATTCTGTACCATCCGGGGCGCAGGAGAACATGCCCCACGCCCATGCAATATTGTTTTCAGATTTTAGATTGCTAACTGCCTGCTGAATCTTCCCCATATCGCAATGATTCATTGTTTTACTGTTTTGATCGCTTTCACTTTTTCCTTCGGCTGAATAAGCGCAGCTTCCAATGCCTGACAAAAACGCATCATGCCAAAACTTTCTAGCACTGATATTCCCCTCTTGATCCGCTCTTATCAACATAAAAACCTCGCAATTGATTATTGTGAAATTATATCAAATCTTTAAAGCAAATAGCGCAATTGGAAATACACGGCCCGTATATTTACAGTGGTTTATATTTCTGCGATTTGGCGCTTAAAACACATCATACAATTGCAAGCTACTGATTTAATTAATATCTCTAAAAATAAAAACCGTAGTTTTGCGGTGTGGGCCTTTGATTCCGCTGTTATAACTTTAGTAAGGCGCCACACATGAAAACTTATTTTCATGAAAAAAGAATGCTGGAATCGGTCACATTTAAATAAATTATTAGCTTCAATTAAGGAAATCAGAATGACTAACAAAGAAATCAAATTTGTACTGGGCTTAAGGAAGGGGCTAAATGGTCTATCTTATTTGTATGCCGCTCTCGCTTTATTAGCATTTTCAAATATGTATTTTCAGTTTTATCTCAAAGCTGAACCAGTTTTATCGTTTTGTGTAGGAATTCTATTAAGCTTCGTTAGTCTCGCAAATTACCTTGGAGATACGAGAATGCATATGTGTTGTAATATTATTGAAGAGCTCGTGAATAAAGATCCTGATCTTATTAAGAGAGTAAAAGAAATTAGAGAAAATAAAAGCACTGAAATTTCATCGGTAGAAAAATAGCTATATCACAAGCAAGAAGCGTTATAACAAGTCGTTGCAGCTTCAGTCGCTGCGCTCCTTGGACAGCTTTTAAGTCGCGCTTTTGTGGTTTTGCTGCGCAAAAGTATTCCACAAAACCACAACTTAAAATCTGCCGCTGAACTCGGCGTTAAATATTTGAGCTTTGTTCTGGTTTTTCGTTGTCGTAAACACTTCCGTATTTTTGTGGCTGTGTATACTCTAAGAAAGAGTCGTACTTGGAAAGTTCGTAATTGTGTTCCTTTGCTCTTCCGGGCTTTGCATTCCAAACGAAATCCCTATTCGTTCGCAGAAAGTTCGGCGTTCTACCCAACACGCTACTAAGGAGTCTGTAAGGTTTTTCAAGTGGTGCAGGTTTTGCAAAATAAACGGGCAGGTAGTTTCTAAGAATATGCTGCAGCCAAAAGTGCACATTCTTTTCTGGCTCTTGCCAATAAGAAAAAATGCAGTAATCTTGAACGCATCTCTTTATATCGAGCACAAGTAGTTGCTGGCACAAAAACGGTTTCTATTGTTTTTCAAACCATCAAATACTTAACAAGTCGTTGCAGCACAGTCGCTGCGCTCCTTGGACAGTTTTTAAGTCGCGGTTTTATGGTTTTGCTGCGCAAAAGTATTCCATAAAACCACAACTTAAAAACTGCCGCTGAACTCGGCGTTAGCCTTACATGAAGTTTTAGCCATGAAAAGTCAATCAATTAAAAACAGAATAATGTTTAAATTTTGTTGCCTAGTTGCAGGTATGCATTTTTTTATTTTCTTGAGCTGTGTTTTTATCGCTAGCTTATATGATGGCTTTGACTCAATTATTGTTTTAATGGCTGTATGGTCGTTTATCGACTTACCAATTTCTCTTTTATATATTGTAATATCTAATCCTTTATATTCGTTACAGTTGAAAATTCCAGTGTTAGAGTGGGTGTTTTATCCGCCATATTTTATTCATGGCGTACTTGGTACTATTTGGTGGTTCTATTTGCCAAAAATTTATTATGCTGTTAAAGCCCGGTTTAGAAAAAATTAGTATGTTCCGTAAAAACTAAGGCTAACAAATCGCTCAAGCATCACTCCGGCACTTCGTGCCTGCGTTGGACAGTTTTTAAGTCGCAGTTTTGTGGTTTTGCTGCGCAAAAGTATTCCACAAAACTACAACTTAAAAACTGCCGCTTAGCTCGGCGTTACATTCACTAGGCCGTCTTAGCCAGCAGCAACTCATACTCAAGTCGTTTTGCCTTTTCAATCCACTCAATG